GCCGCGCGCCCCCAGCATCAGGTGGCGCACGCCGTCGACGTTGACGTAGAAGGCGACCGATTCCAGGTTGCTCGACACCGGCTTGTAGACCACCTGGGCCGGGATGGAGATGACGCTGGTGGCGTCCAGCGGCGTGCCGAGCGTACTGGTGAAGGTCGCGACCTTGGTCGACCCGACGTAGCCGGAGACGACGGCGCTCTGGCCACTGCCGGTGCCGCCGGTGACGAACACGGTCATGCCGTTGTAGGTGCCGTCCACGGCCGAGGCCGAAGCCGGCAGCGTGCCCGAGGTGGCAGAGCCTGCAGTCAGGTTACCGGCGACGGCAGCCGCCAGCGTGGTGGCCGACATGCCGCAAGCGCGCAGCAGTTCGTCGTAGGCCGGCGCGGTGCCGGCGGTGCCCGAGCCGGCCACCTCGATGTCGAAGCTGACGCTCGCGTAGATCGCGGCCAGGACCGATGGGTTGTTACCCATGTAGGCCTTCACGTTGTTACGCTGGGCCAGGGTCATTTCCATCGGCGTGACCGTCAGGTTGCTCATCAGGAGCGCGTCGAGCTGGGCGGTCGGGGTCGGGTCCTGGCCATAGGTCGATTCGATCTTGGCGAGGAGGGCGCGCTTACGGGTGAGCAGTTGTTGGTTGGCCATCGGTTACTCCGCGGTGGATTGGTCGGCCGGGGCTTCCGGCAACGAAAAACCCGCCGAAGCGGGCTGGGTGTCCTGCGCGGTCGGCGCCGGATCCTGCGTCGGTTCCGCCGGCGCATCGCCGGGGTTGCGGGTGCGCTCGACCAGCGTGCGCGCGCCGGATTCGCCGACGACGTAGCTGCCGCCTTGGCCTTCGTATTGATCGTTCATAGCTGCCCTTCCAGTTGTCGATAGCGGATGGTGTAGGTGGCTTCGGCAATGCCGAGCGCCGGGTTTTCTTCGTCGATCTGCCGGTTCACGCCGCCAACCATCAGGTCGGTCGCCCGGCCGCCCAAGGTGCGGTCGGCATACAGGGCGGCATGCGCCGTAGCGCGCGTCGTTTCCGGCGCGAGCAGCGGCATCGCACCGTCGGCGCCGATCACCAGCGAGACGGTCAGCTCCCAGTTCACGTAGCCCCCGGTGTAGGTGATGGGCTGCGGGATGTCGCTACCGGGCAGCACGACCACCACCGGCAGGTCTTCGAAGGACTGCTGCGTCGCGGTGTCGGTGCGCACGTTGAGGCCCGCGGCCTCCAGCTGCGCGACGATGGCGGCGACGATCTGTTCTGTCTTGGTCATGCGGCCTCGCGGTAGTGCAGGCGGAACGTCGTGTGTACGGCGTAGGTTTTGGTGTCGGGGTCGAAGGCGTCGACGCTGCTGTCAAAGAAGCAGTCGTCTACCTGTACCCCGCCGGCCTGCGCCTTGCGCAGGCGGTCCAGTGCCATGCGCACCTGGGCGGCGATCGTCACCGCGTCCAGCCGCGACTTGGCCCAGGTCGACACCTGGAACAGCGCCTTCTTGAGCGGCGGATCGGCCACGGCACCGCGCGCGCTGCTGCCGCTCAGCTGCTGGTAGGTGACTGCCGGGTAAATCGGGGAATCCGGCATCACGTCCGGATAGATCCGGTCCTTGACAAGTGCGGCTAGGCCTGCCGCGCCGTTCAGGCGCGCGTGGATGGCGAGATGTCCGTTCACTTGAGTCCTTCGTCGAGCCGGCTCTGCACGGTGCTGGCGATGGTGTCGATCACGGCGGCGGCCTTGGCTTCGATGGCCGGGCGCATGAAGGGATGCGCCGGCGTGTTGCTGGTCGAGGCGGCACGCGCGGCGCGCACACCCGCCTTGCTGCCGCGCAGCGCCTGGCCGAGCTTGCGGTTGATATGGCCCTTCTCCACCATGAATGCGTAGAAGGCGGCCTGCACGCCGAAGCGCTTCTTCTGGGCGGTGGTCAGCTCGCCCGCGACCACCTGGACCACGACGCGCGTCGGCGTGCCGCGCCGGGCGGCCACGCGGATCGAGGCGCGCAGCGCACCGGTGAGCGTCTGCGGCCCTTCCCCGCCGGTGCTGCCAGCCGGCCGGAAGTTGGCGCGCGCCTGGTCGCGCACGACCGTGGCGCCACGGCGCAGGGACGAGCGCAGCACGTTCTTGGCCAGCCGGGCCGGGAACTGCTCCAGGTTGGTGCGCAGGGCAGCGAGTTTGGCCGTATCAAAGGCGACGTCAGCCATCGTTGAGGCCTTCGCTGACGATCAGCACCACGTCGCGGTTGCGCTCGTTCACGTTCTGCACATCGTGGATGTTGAACAGGCGGTCGCGGAATTTGATCCGGTAGCGCGCGGCGCGCACCGGGTTGCTCCATTCGGCGCGGTATGCGCCGTCGATCCGGTGCGTAGCCTCGGCGTGGATCGCCTGCGCGGCCATCAACTCGCGCCCGCCGAGCGGCGTGATCGAGACGGTGGTCGTGAACAGGGTTTTCCAGTTGCGGGACGTGGCGCCCAGCGCGTCCTTGTTGGGGTCGGGCGCCTGCACCTGCACCTGGTGCCTGCGGTTTCCTGGTCCCGGCATGGTCAGAACCTCGTGCGGACGGTGATCGGATCGAGCAGGCCGGCCAGGTAGTCGGCAGGCAGCTCCTGGTAGCCCTCGCGCCCCTTCGAGAGCACGAACAGCTCGGGATTCTCGAAGGCCCAGGCTGCGGCCATCAGGATCCAGTTGCGCACGCTCGGGAAGCGGATCGCCAGGTCGGCGGGCAGGATGCCGGCCGTGTAGGTGATCTCGACGCCACGCAGGCCGGCGGTGGCGTCCGGCCACTTGCCGGAGATGGGCTCGACCAGCGTCTCGCGGTCGATCACGGCCGACTCGATGCTCGAGAGGTCGAGCGGCTGGCGGCCGCCCGGAGTAGCGTAGGTGATGGATTCGATGGCCATCACCAGGCCGTGCGTGATGGCGATGGCGCCGCCGTCCTTCGGGAATTCCCGCAGCCGTTGCCGGTAGCGCGCCGGCCGGATGGCCGAGCCGGTGCGCGTTTCCGCCAGCTGGCGCGCGCCCGGGATGTACACCGACTTGATCTCGAAGTCCATCGCGGTGTTGTCGGCATCCTGGCGGATGTGGTTCTTCAGGTCGAGAACCGACACCGGCTCGCCGAGGATGCCGGCGGGCGGCAGGAATTCCACGAATTCGGACATGGCTTACTTCTGGGCGGCCTGGTCGTCGGAGACGGCGCCGGTCTTGGCGTCGACCTTGACCTCGACGCCGAACTTGCGATCGACGATCTGGGCTGCGGTTTCGTCGTCGAAGCAGGCGACTTCGCCCGGGTTGTAGCAGTTGAAGTGTTTCAGGACCTTGATGTGCTTTGCCATGGGATTGCTCCGGTAAGATTCAGGGGATGCGCCGGCCGCGCCGGCGCGGGTGATACGTCAGCCGTCAGCCGATCAGCCGATCAGCGGTACCAGGTGCAGCCGTCCAGCACCGACACGGCGACCGAGTGCATCGGCGCGATGTCGTTCTCGACGATCATGCGGATCAGGGTCTCGTCGCGCTCGAAGGCGTTGACGACGTTGCCGGTGGACGGATCGGTGTAGCTGGCCTCGTAGCTGATCGCCACTTCCAGCGGCAGGGCCTGGCCGAGCAGCCAGTGGTCCCAGTCGACCAGGTAGACCTCGGAGCCGTTGCCGACGGCACCGCCGCTGGTCAGGTTGGTCGGGATCTGGGTGCTGACGCCGACCGGGATCTTGCCCAGGAAGCCGTCCTGCATTTCCGGGAACACGCGCGCGCCGGTCGAGGTCTGCAGGTCTTCCAGGTACTGGGCGGTATCTGGGTGCATCAGCCAGGCGCAGCGGGTCATGCCGACGTTCGCGCGACGCAGGGCCAGCTTGGCGCGGCCGATGTCGCTCTTGATCGCCTGTTGCAAGGTGCCGTCCGAGGTCTTCAGGCCAGTCAGCGCAGTGGCGCTCAGGACGTTGCTGCCCGGCGCCCAGTAGCGCAGGCCCTTGATGTTGTTGCCGGTGCCGTCGCCGCGGATCATCGCGATGTCCTGCGCGGTGGACATCGCGCGGCCCATCACGCCCGTGACGATGGCGTCGGCGCCCGGGTTGACGCCGGCCATGCGCAGCAGGTCCTTGGCGATCGGCACCAGGCCGGTCAGCTTCTTGGACTTCAGGCTGACCTTGTCGGTACCGACCGTGGTCACAGCGACGTTGTTGTTGCGGCCGGTGTAGCTGGCGGTCGGCGGCGACGAGATGCGGCCCAGATCCAGGTTGCCGTTCGGCAGGTCGATCGGCAGCGGGCCGCCGTTGGTACCCTGCACGACCGAGTTCGGGAACAGGTAGCCGATGACGTTCTTCGCCAGCACGGTCGGGATCAGCACGCCGCCGGCGCCGGCCGACTCGGAGTTCATCGCCATCTTGATCGAGGCGTCGAAGTTCTGCGAGATCTCGGCCTTGATGCCTTCCGGGAAAGCCATCTGCTGCACCAGCTGTGCGGCGGCGTGGCGGTTGCCCTGGGCCTGGTCCAGCGCGTTGATCATGCCGGTGAAGATCGTCATGCTGTGACGCTTCTCGGCGTCCTTGTCCTTCACCTGGACCGGCGCGGCGGCCTGCGGCTGAGCGACCACCGGCGCCGGTGTGCCGATGTTGACCGCGGCGGAGGCGGCCATCTTTTCGGCGGCTTCGAGGCGACCGATCTGGACGCCGAGGGCGTCGAACTTGACCTTCAGGCCGTCGAATTCCTGCAGGTCGGCGTCGGTCGGGGCTTCCATGGCGGCGATGGCCTGCACGCGAGTGCTGATCGTGGCGCGTTCGCGTTGGAGGTCGGCGATATTGGGCATTTTTACTCCAAAAATGAAAAAACCGCCCGGAGGCGGCTTGAAACGACCCAAAATCGGGCCGGTTACGGGTTTTCCGCGAACGCGGGCTTACAACTTGCTTGCGATGTCCATCGCGGTAGCCGTCAGGCGCAGTTTTTGTGCGCTGATGCCGGCCGCGAAGGTCTGCGGTGGGGTCAAATTGGCCGTTTTGGCGGCCAG